GCCCAAAGCATTCGCCACTGCGCTGGCGTTTGAGACTTGATTGAGCGTCCTGTTCCAGCTCTGGAAGTCTGGCCAGATAACCATGACCTCTCGCGTGCCAAAATTGCGCCGGTAGGCGACGGCCTCTTCCTTGGTTTGGCAATTCCAGGCGCTGATGTAAGCGAAGGCGCGAAGCTGTTGCGCGACAGCGGCCAATGCCGTGGCGACCGGCAAAGAGTCGAGTCCTGGTACGCCGAGAATGCGTGGCACCATGCCCAGCCTCGATTTGGCGGCGAGCAGGGCTTTCATGCCCGTGTACTTGCCCGCCTCGGTGGTGGTGCCGATCAAGGCACTGGTGGTTTCCGCTTCGTCTTGGCCTTGTTTAACCCGCACGACGATGACGTAGGGTTTGGTTTGGCTGGCGATGGCTTGCAGGCTGGCGGCCAAAGTTCCTGTTTCTCCAGCCTTGCCCAAGGCGCTCTGGACATTGGTGACCAACACAGGCGTATCCAGCGGGAAAGTTGCCGCGTCGGCATCATCGGCTGTGCAAACCATGCCGATGACGGCGGTCGGAATTGTGCGAATCGGGCGTGAGCCATCGTTGAGTTCGATGACCCGGACGCCGTGAAGAAAGTCGGACATGGAAGCGGCCTGTGCATGAGGTGGAGTCGATGCACAGGTTGCCGCTGTCGGGTGCTTACGTCGCGCGCCAGACGTTGTAGGCTCAACGGCTACAGTCGGCGATGTTACCGGGGTTGGAGTGAGGAAGGCGGTATCGGCCATTCACTGATTTCGGGAAAGTGCTCCTGCTGTTCGATGCGATTCAGCTCGACGCTGTAGCGCATCCAGTCATCCAGCAATTTCAGTTCGCTCGGAGTCGCGGTACCAAGTTTTTCGGCGTATTGCAGCGGTGCGATGCGCAGCTGTGATGCTTGCAGTGAACTGTCTCGTCGATCAATGGCCATCGCGCTCTGTGAAGCCCTCCGAGCGGATGTATCGACTACCCATTGATTGCGTTTCCAAATGAAATGTTCTCCAGGCCATGGGTCGCGCGTCACGCTTTGGGGAAGATCGCCGAGAGCGTCCCATGCCTGTGCCGCTCCGTCCTCCGTGCGGAAAACCGTACCGCGCAGATCCAGGATCTGCTGAGGTTTGCCCTCGACCATCGCCCAGGCATGATCTGGTTTCGGTGGTGCAAGCTCCTCGGGCAATTGAACCGCATTAGCCGGTAATTGTGGGCCGAAGCCTGGTATGGGGGGAAACGTCACAGGACCGGACAAGGCCCCGGCGGCGTCTATCAGATAAGTGATCATAGGGTCCTCAAATCATTTTGATGCAGCCAGGGTAAGCAATGTTTCTAGGGCGAGTTTCTGCGTCACCAATGTGGCCGATGTAGGAAGGCGAAACATTGTGTGAGACGACGTGTTGCAAACCAGCGCTGCCACGCGCAACGGAGGCGGGGACCAGAGAGTCGAGATTGCCCACACCTTGTCCTAGCGACACGGAATGTGTGTGATCACTGAACGCATCTGAAGTCCATGAGCCTGCGACACGACCGGCGACTTGCCATGTTCCGTATCCGTCCTTTTCGGATTTGCTGGAAACGACAATTTCCCCATCGTTCACTTTGGTAATTTTGCTGCCCCGAGGCAGATGACGACCTTCGATGAGCATCCCAGGTACGAGACGGGCATGAGTTCTGATTTCTGTAATGACTGAACTGCCCTTTTTGGCAATGCCGGTCACATGGGTTCTATCAACCCCGCGCCCTTGATCGAGCACTCGTAGAAACTCACCTCGCGCCTCGGGTGAGCGAAAGGTCGTGCGACCATCTCCACTGCTCCATGCGCCTTCCATCCGCTGCTCTCGTTCTGCATAGAGCATGCCTGACTGTTGCGCGTGATCCCAAAGCCAGGGCCATTCAGCTCTCTTGAGCAGCTGCCCGTTCAGCGGGCCGTAACCGCCAGGGTTGAACGCTGTAGTGGTTTCAAACACTGGACGTCCAAGAGGAGTGCTGTCGAAGCGTCCAACCGGCCACCAGCTTCCTGTGCCGTCGCTGCGCAGGTGCCACCAATCCCCCGCGCCCATTAACACCATAAAGGGATAACCAGTCGGGCTTAGATGCGTGTGAAATTTCAATGTGTCCTTGTCCGTCGCTCGGACGATCAGGCGATGAATACTGTTGTCTGTGCGGTAAACGATGATGTCACGTCCGCTGATGCTCGCATCAGAAGAGGGCAGTTCAATGGTCAGCGAAGAGGCAGCGGCATTCGCTAGAACAAGGCCCAGCTCGCTCGGCTTTAGGGTTCTGTTTGAAGATAACCTGATGACAACAGATCCGATTCTGAGAGCGCGATCTACGTAGTCGCGCGTGGCCAAAACCACCGAAGGATCAATTTTCAGCTCTATGTCTGACGTACCACTGGTGGTGATGTGCATTCGCACAATCTGATTGCGGCCCGAGCCCTGTGCGAGCAGTGGTTTGTAGCTTGGCGCGACGTTAGCAACCGCCGAGAAAACCCCGGCATCGTCCTCAAGAGCCAGCTCACGTATCCACCATCCGCCCACATCCGGTGGCAGCACCAGTTCGGCGATCAGGATATTTTCATCAGTGGGCGAGACATACAGGTTATTGAGCGGGGCGCGGTATCGCTGATTTATGAGACTGGTTTGCTCTGCGCTAGGTACAGGATCCGAACCGTTGGCGTCGCCAAGCAGCATATAACTTGGTTTCCATCTGACGCCTAGCGCGTCACAACGGGTTTTCTTGGCAGCGCCCAGCGTCGTCAGCATGCCGCCGAAAATAGAGTTCTGATCAACCATGGGGATACACATCCAGTTCGTCGAGGGTGTAGAGACTCACGCCGCTGTAAGCCCAGACGGATACGTCGATGTCCGGGTTGCTCCAGGGATACACGTCGATTTCGTCGCCGTCGTAAACAGCGAAGCCAACGAAGGCGTCGAGTCGGGTTTCAAGAATGATGTCGAGGCCGGTGAGGTGACGGGTGAGGGGCTTGGCGTCGTCGATCAGCCAGACCAGCTCCTGGTACATCGCTTCGGTGATGCCTGAGTCGAGGACGCCGATACGCAACGCGAAGGTGCCAGGCGTGCCAGGTGGAACCGTCTGCCACCACTCTGCGACCTCGATCAGGTAGCCCAGCGGTTCTACCACCCGGCGCAATGCGCCGATGGTGCCCTTGTGCGAGTGCACGTAATAGGAGGCACGGCAGGCGGCACGCTTGGCGGCCTCTGACCATTTGCTGTCCCAGCGATCGACCGAAAACGCCCAAGCCAAATACGGCAGTAGGGGCAGGGGACACTGGGCTGGGTTGTAGAGCGTGCGCAACGGAATCGGCACGCGCTGGATTTCTGCCAAAGCCTGCGCAGCTTGGCGTTCGAGTGGCGTGGAGTTGCCGGGTAGCAGTGGCTGGTAGGTCATCACTCAACCCCCAATGTCAGTTCCACGCTCGTGCAATACGGGGCCTGGTACTTGGTGGCGACGATGTCTTGCCAGTCTTCCAGCACGACTTTGCGCACGCCCTCGACGTGCAGCGCGGCGTGCACGATGGATTCGGAAATCTCCAGTGCCAGGCGTCGGCGCTGATGCACGAACTGAAGCAACTGGACTTCGGCTGCTGCGAGGACCAATTCAGTTTCGGGGCCGTTGCTCAGCGGGTAAATCTTGGCTTTGATCTGGTAGGTGATGATCTCCGCACCCTGGACGGTCAGGCGATCCGCGACGGGGCGGCGGTCGTCGTCGCTTAGGTAGGTTTTGACCTTGTCGAGCAGTGCCGGCGACGCGGTGCCATCGCCCAGCACGGATTGCACGGTGACCACGGCTTCGGCCGGCTCCGGGCTTTCGGCTGTAGCGTCGGCGACTTGTCCGTCAGCGGATCGGGCGTGAAAGATGTAGCTGTTGCGCGGGCCGGCAGTGCTGAGGCCTTCCCATGCCATTTGCGCACGTTCGCGCAGGCTGTCGTCGCTTTCCATCAGCTTTGGGAGCGGCGGTACGGCTGTCGGGTTTGCAGCCTGAATGACCAGCCGCTTCACGTTGAAGTTGGCGGCGAGTTGCTCGAGGTCAGTGCCTTTGGCCAAGGCGAGCATATTGGCAACGGATGCTTCATTGACCCGCTGACGCCAGACGGTTTCGCGGTAGGCGTTTTCCTCGAGTAATTTGGTCAGCGGCTCCGACTCCATGTTGAGCCGGGCGGCAATCTCGGCTTGTTCCTCGGCGGGCCAGAGGCTGACGGCGTAGGCCTTGCGCTCGTCGAGGATCTGTTCGTAATCGATCTGTTCGACGATTTGCGGCGCCGGCAGTTGGCCAAGGTCGATGGCGACAAAAGTATTCATACGCTGCCCCCCAGTTGCAGAGGCACGCTCAGGCTCAGCGGCTGATTGTTATCGACGATGGTGCCTTCGAAATCCAGCGACGCCTGGCCCTGAAGGTTCGCGCCGATGAACTGGATACGGCTGAGGCTGATGCGGGTTTCCCAGCGCATCAGCGCCATGACGGTGGCGGCGTAGACCTGCAATCGGGTGAAGTCGTTAAACGGCTGATCCACAAGCTCGGGGAGCAGGCTGCCGTATTCGCGGCGCATGACGCGGGTGCCGATGCGAGTGGTCAGGATGTCGGTGATGGATTGGGCGATGTGTTCGACCAGACCGAGGGCTGCGCCGGTTTCGCGATTCATTCCGGTTTCCCCGTTTTCGCGCCGCCAGGCATAACACCGCCGTGCAAATGCTTCACCAGACTGATGCCGGCCGCGATGACATCTTCGGACACGGTGACCAGACCAGTGACGCTCTGGTT